CATTGGCGATATCTACGCAGATGAAATCATGGATTTTTTGAAGAGTGTAGCGGCGAAGGGGTTGGGGTTTAGCGCGGTATCCAAGCGCAAGAACGTGATGAATGGGATTTTTGATTACGCTATTTTGAAGCGTATGATTAAATACAATCCAGCGCGATCCGCAAAGATGCCGGGTAATCTGCCCAAGGGAACACGAGAACCGCCGGAAGACGATCAAATCGAGCGGATAAAGGCGGCGTTTGGAAATGAGTTCGGTTTGTTTCCATTGATTCAAGCGTTTACAGGGATGCGCCGCGCCGAGCTTTTAGCGCTTCGCTGGGAAGACTTCGATTGGGATAGAAACGTAATTAATGTGAGGCAATCCGTAGAGTTTATAAACAGCGTCCCACGTGTGAAAAAGCCGAAAACGGATGCCGGTATTCGAGAAATTTCGCTGTTGGAGCCGTTGAAGCAACAACTGCCGCACGATAAACACGGGCTCGTGTTTCCTGGCAAAAGCAGGGAATATATGGGCGCAAATGAATATGACAGCGCATGGAAGCGGTGGTGCATCTCTGCGGGGTTGGCTGTAGAAAAAGAGCAACCAGAGGGAAGAAAAAGGAAATTAAGCGGGTTGGATAAGTGGAGGGTTACGGTCACGTCTCACCAGCTGCGGCACTATTATGCAACTATCCTGTATGAAGCTGGTATTAGGGTAAAAGATATGCAGGATCTTCTTGGGCACGCCGATATCCAAACGACGTTGAATGTGTACACGCACATTCGGAAGCGGCAGAAAAAAACAGCGACAGAGAGGCTGAATCAGTTTCTTTGTCAAGATGATGTAGAAAATGAGGAAAGCATTGATAAATAAGGGGTTTTAATATGTCGCCGTGTCTTGATTAGGTGAATTCCTGAATCCGAACAACTGAAAACCCGCAATCCATTGAATACCAACGGTTTGCGGGTTTTTCTATGCCTATTTACGGGTTGTTTTTGAGCTGTTTCTGTGCTCTAAAATGCCCTATTTTTACCTAGAATAACCTATTTCGGCCTGTCAAATTTCTGTCAAAAGGTATCCCCCCTCTCGGTCCTGATAACCGGGAAGGGGGATTGTCGCGCTGAATCCTGCGAAGGATTACAGTCGCATTATACGACAACTTTCGTTGTTTGTCTAGGGGCGTCAGCAATATAATATTCCGTCTGTGCCTGGTTTCATGTAAACAGCGCGAGACCATTTAAGCTGTACGGTTTGTTTCAGGTCGTCCCAGTTTATCAGATCGTCCAGCAGAGCGGCGCAGTCGATAGCATAGCCCTCATTTTTGAAAATCTTGGCCAGGTGATAAATTTTACCAGGCAGGATGTCGCCGGTTCCCCACTGGTAATCAAGCAGGATTTTCAAATCGTGCTCCAGCTTCTTCTGCTTCTGCGCATCTTTCTTTGCTATATCCCACAGGATTTCTTCTACCGGCAGGCGGTTGGTAGTGCCAACTGGCCACAAGCAGTGAAGGCAGGCTGCGAAATAACAGCGGCTTTCTAACTCTTCCGGGATAGCTTCGGGCAGGCAACTAAAGAAGTGAGCGTAGGTACTGGGATGCTCGACCTGCAAGAAGGTGCTTTTTCCTTCATCCCGCAGCGCGTTGCGCTTGCTCAGCGGAAGACGGTCGATGTTGGAGAAGAACTCATTTACTTTTTTCATAGTAGAAACCTCCTGTTAATATTCTATGGTGCGTGCCCATGCGGTTTCAAAACCACATCTGCAAACGATGTAGATTTCATGGGTCCATTTTCCTGTCTTCGGGTCGTATTCTCTGGTCGCATCGGCCGTTATACTTGTGTTAGGGTTCTTCTTGTAGGCGTCCAAGTCTAGGGCGACGTATTCCGGCTTTCCGTAGCCAGGTTCTCCGATAACGACGCTGTCCGGGAGTTCAACTTCCACCCAATCAAACTGGTATCCATCCAGGTACCGAGAGAGATTTTCCTCACAATCCGGGCGGCAGAAAAAAACGCTGTCCGAGACATTGGAAAAGCCGCTACTCACGACTGCTGCTGTAATTTTCATTTCTGTTTCCTCCTAGTTTTTCCTTAATCTTACCAAGGATTACTTGGTTTTGCAATACCGGCGGACATCTCAAAGGATGTTTCAGCTATCACAAACGCCGTACTCGGCGATCTCATCATCTCTTGCTTCGTGTACTTGCTCTAACAGCTCATCGAAATCAATCTCCCAGTCACGGGCCAGACGTTCCAACTCGGCTAGGTCTACGCAGATAGGGGTATAAGCGCCGAAGAAAGCGTCGTAGTGTTCATTGTCGGGGAAATAATAGGTTTTCATGGTATTCATCCTCCTGGCCTTCTTGGGTTTGTGTTTAGCCTGCCTCATCAGTGCCGGTAGGCTATTTCCGGCAGACGCCCGGAAGGGGCGTTTCGGCTTATTTCTCCCAACTTCGCTTATCAATCATTTTGACCGATTCGATGCCGGGAAATTGCTTGCGAAGCTCTTCGTATCTGTCTAGGGCTGCTTTACGTTCTTTTCCTTTGTATATCTCTCGAAGCTCTTCTCTCTGGGTTCCGTCCTCGAAAACCCTTGTTATGGTCACGATATACTCTATATGTTTTTTCCAATGTGGGACACGCTCGATCTTTAGCGCGTCTTTGTATGGCATCGTTTCGAGTTCTCCGTATCGTTTCGCTAGGGCTGTGCGGTAGTCTTTCAAGGCTTCCGTTATAGCTTCCAGCTCTTTAATTTTGGCTGCTGCGTCGCAGTCTCTCCAGGCGATTTCTTTCGCCGTTTTCAGGGCTTCTGGGGCTTTTACATAAATGTAAATATTGCGCTCGGCTTGCTCTTGGATTTCTCCGAATCGGAGAAGCAAATCTTTGTATCCCATTGTTACCTCCTGGGGGACCGCTTACGCGGTCGCCCCGATCTTAGCGTACTTGCTGGTCTCTTTTCCGGCCTCGAACGTCTGAGAGCCGTACTTAGTGCGGATGTAGCCCATGTCTTTGTTTCCGCGCTTGCTGTAACGCTGTCCCTCTTCTGGGTGGTGCCAACTCCACAGCTTCTTCTTGGAGCACCAACGGCAACCAGCCGCTTTCAGTGCGTCCTTGTGTTCCTTGGTGTTGCCACCAATCCAGAGCCAGGAGCCGCAAAGCTCAACTTCTAGGCCGTCCAGCTTCAGAAGCAGGTCGATGATCTGCCGGAACTCTTCCGGGGTTTCAGTGGTGGCTGCGGTGCGTCCGGTTGGGTCTGCTGCTGCTCTGTCGTTCTGAGCTTTGGAGAGGATGGAGAAAAGCGCATCATGTTCTGCATTGATAGCTTTCATAATCTCCAGGTCTCCGCCTCTGTCGGGGTGGTGCTTCATCGCCAAACGGCGGTATTGAGCTTTCAGCTCTGCGAGGGTGTTCACATTGATAAAGTATTTCATGGTTTTATCTCCTATCTGTTTTTGGATTTATGGGGTGCGGCGTTTTACGGGACACCGCCCAGGCCCGGAAGAGTTAGTCGATAGTGTAGCCGTTGATGCCGTAGAAGTGTTGGAAGCCGAAGCTGGTGACGAAAGCGCTGTCGCCGTCGCCGTCTGTTTCGATCTCCAGCGTGTAGATCGTGGCGAGGTGTCCGGCCAGGAATGCGGTTGCTGCAATCAGCAGGCAAGCAATGATTCTTTTCATGGTGTGTTTCCTCCTTAAAACTCTTTCACGATTTCGCCGTTGATGCGGATCGTTTTCTTTTCCATCCAGCGGCCCACAACGGTAAATTCGTAGGTATCGCCGTTTTCGTATTCGATGAAGTGCAAGTATTTGTAATCGTTTCCCTCATTGATAAACTGCTTAATCGGTTCGTCAACGTGAGCCTCGCACCATTCGCGGATTTGAATGTCTGTCATCTCGTTTGCCTCCTGTTGTTGGGGTGTTTCCCTTTGATGGCTTTATAATACATGGTTTAACCATGGATTGCAATAGACGGAATAGACAAAGGTTAAACCATGTATTTAGGCAATTTGTACATGGTTAAACCTTGACGGGGTGTGCTACAATATAAATACTGAATCTAGGGGGTGAACCAATGACGCTTACGGATGCCCAGCGACGGGCAAACAACAAATACATAGCCAAGGCCACCACGGTATTAGGTTGTAAAATGCGGCGGGATGCAGCGGATGAATTCAAGGCGGCCTGCAAAGCCGCCGGAACCACGCCCAACGCTGTTTTCCGGGCAGCAGTAGATGATTTTATGGCACAGCACCAGGACGCCGCACAGCCCACACCAGAGGGCACAGAGAGCATATAAGTATATATAAGAGAGTATAGAAAAGGGCCTGTTTCAACCCATCAAATTCCCTGATGGTAACAGGCTCTTTCCATTAAATTTTCTAATAATACTTTTCGTATTCCACTTGATTATCTTGATTACATGTGGTATACTTGACTTACCAAAGCAGGATTAAGATTTGTATACTTTCAAATATATAAAACATTTTAAGCAAGGAGATGAAATCAATGGCAAACAAGAAAAAGATTGATTCTCCACAAAAATTGGACCTTTTCATTACACAATTTATTGAAAAGTGCCAAAAAGAAGAGCTTATCCCCACTGATTTTGAGTTGTGTAAATTCCTTCAGGTAAGCCCTACAACCCTTGAGAGGTATGCAAAGGATGGGGAGGAGGGGAGCACATATCACGGATACGCCGCCCCATTAAAAAGACTTCAGCAATTCCGGGAACACCGCTTGCTCACCATGCTTGAGCATGATCCCAAAGCTGGAACTGCTGCAATATTCCAGCTCAAGCAAACCAAAAACGGCGGCTATACCGATAGCCCAATCAATACAGGAGATCAGGGCGCAACCATTACTCTGAAGATTCAGGGTGTGGGTGGCGCGGATGCGTTTAAGTAGCACAGATATATATATGTATCTGTGCTTCTCTGCTATTATGGCATGGACAACCCATTGATATATAAGGGATTCTGCCATGTTTGACAGGGATTTGACAGGCTATCACACACCAGCACAGCAGGCACACCACCACCAGCACGGGCGCGGGCCTGGGCCTGGGGGGTGGGGGCCGGGGGGCGCGTGGCCCCGCGCGGGCGCGGGCGTGTGCGTGCCTACTATATAGGGGGGTACCCCTACCACCCCCCTACCAAACAGTGAGGGTGTGGCGGAAAAAGGGCGGCTCCTCTGGCGGCCGGCCCCTGTATAGACTACACACACTCTTGAGAGCAACCCTCCAAACATACCTCTCACGAAAACCATACCCCAGAAAAACGGGGGACACCATTCCAGAAAATCCACTCTGAAATATAGAACAGGACACTCGACACGTATACAGATTATAAACAACTATACCTAGTGTAAGGTTACGGACACGATATGGCATGTTGTGTTTAGGGGTTCAATTCCTCTACTGGGTACCAACAGCCCTTCTTCACCAGGGAGGGTGAAAATACAGAACAGAAAGGAAGTGAAATTCGCTTCCATTCTTATCTCTGTTTTTCAGCTGTCTGCGATATGCGAGCGTGGTTTGCTATTCGGTTTGGGCACACTCTTGGATAGCAGGTACAAGGCCATGCCACGACCAGAAGCAGACTGACAGCCCGGAAAGACGGGCTTATGCTGGGCTTTAGGGCATGACCTAGAGTTTGGCTCCTTTCGGTGCGGTCTTTTCATTGGTTTCTACCGCCCTCCTATGTGATAAGCTGCGGCCCGTAAATAGCGGCTCTCTTTGGGACAAGAGCACCAGTGCAATTCTGGTAGGGCATTTATACGCGGGGATACTCAAGTATGGTTGAAGAGGGCGCACTTGAAATGCGCTAGGGGCTAAGGCCTGCGGGGGTTCAAATCCTCCTCCTCGCGCCGAATAAGAAAGGAGATGCTCTACTTGGTTTCTCTTGATGCGAGAACGATAGCTGCGATTGAAGCAGCGCTTTCCAAGGGAGACCGAGTGGAGGTCATTCCAGGAAAGGATAACAGCGTCAAGGTGGTACAGACACACAGAAGGGTTGTCTATACCGCAGGAAGTAAACAACCCTACTCTAAGTGGTGAGTAGGAAGGGCCGAATGGGGTCAGTTACTTAGAAAGAAATTTCTAGGTGGCTGGCCCTTTTTTTGTTGCCTGAAATGGGGTGAGTTCGTGGCAAAGAGAAGAATGTACCGGGGGCAGGGGAAGAAGGAAATCGTCTGGGACCCCGGAGAGGCTAACGCAAAGCAGAAGCTCTTCTACATGTCGCGGACAACCTATACAGCCTATGGTGGCGCTAAAGGCGGCGGTAAGACACACGCTGTGCGAATTAAAGCGATAGGCGCAGCCTTCACCAACCCAGGCATACGTATTCTCATTATGAGAAGGACATATGTCGAGCTCGAAGAAAATCATATCAGGCCAATAGTAAAAATGGTTCCACGTGAAGCCGCGGCTTATAACGCTACGACCCATTTGATGACCTTCCACAATGGCTCGACCATCAAGTTCGGCCACTGGGCCGGGGATGCTTCTGAGGACGAATACAACGGTCTGGAATACGACTGGATCTTCATTGACGAGGCGACGCAGTTTTCGGAGAGAGCGTTCAACTTCCTAGGCGGCTGTCTTCGTGGTGTCAATGAGTTCCCGAAGCGGATGTACCTGACTTGTAACCCTGGTGGTGTCGGGCACAGATGGGTGAAGCGGCTCTTCATTGACCGGGACTTCAAGCTCAACTCGGACAACCCGGAAGAGAATGAGAACCCGGATGATTATAGTTTCATTCCCGCCACAGTTGAAGACAACTATCACCTGATGGCTTCTTCTCCTGGCTATGTTCGGATGTTGGCAAATATGCCGGAAGACAAGCGAAAGGCTTACCGCTATGGCGATTGGAACGCGATTGGCGGCAACTACTTCCCGGAGTTTTCCGTTGCTACCCATGTGGTGAAGCCCTTCAAGATACCTGACCATTGGCAGAGATACCGGAGCTTCGACTACGGCCTTGACATGTTCGCATGTTACTGGTGGGCGGTGGATGAGGACGGACGTTCCTGGTGCTACCGGGAGTTCACCCATAAGGGCCTGATCGTCAAGGAAGCGGCGGACAAAATACATGAACTGACCCTTCCGGGTGAGCATATCGCGGCCACCTATGCGCCGCCGGATATGTGGAGCAGGCAGAAGGACACCGGCAAGACCATGGCAGAGGTGTTCATGCTGAACCAGGTGGGTCTTATCAAAGCGGATAACAACCGCGTTCAGGGCCACATGATGATGAAGGAAGCGATGGCTCCCTATCCTCTGCGTGACCCACATGTGCAGGCTATGTTCCGCCGGGATGACGGCACAGTTCCTGATAAGTTGCCCGGCCTTCTGTTCTTCGACACCTGCAAGGGAGCTGTCGGGGATATTCAGGACATTCAGGCGGACGAGAAGAACCCGAACGACTGCGCCAAAGACCCACACGAAGTGACCCACACGGTCGATGGTGTGCGCTACTACTGCGTGTCCCGTGTGTTACCGGCAGAAGCCATTCAAGAGAAAGAGCCTGTCTTCTGGGACGATGAAGAGGACGATGCGCCGGAAGACTACGCAGGATACATGACCGGTGGGGAAGTGACCGCCGGGTATCTCGGCGCTGGATAAGGAGGAAACAATGGAGCTGTATTATGTCTGCTTACTGGTCGTGTTCTTCGCTTTCATGGCAACCACTCTGAATTTGAAGAAGCTGCTTGAGCTGAAAATCAGACAGTTGGAATTGATGATCGGTAAGTTAACCGACAAAGTGGATGTTTTGTCGCTTTCTAAGTCCAAAACGGACGAGAAGTTGAAGGTTGCCAATGAGCATATCCGTGAGCTTCGTCGGAAACTGGACGAAGTGGAAGCAGATGTTGACAGTTGTGTGGAAGAGGTTGACAAGTCTGCCAAGAAGTTCGAGAAGCTAGAAGACTACATGGAAGACCGCAAGGCGCTGGACCAGCGAGAAGAGCGGATGCTCAGTGGCATCAACAACATTATGTCTTATGACATGGGTGTAGCACGGGAGGCGGTGAAGAACCTTGAAGAAAGCGAAGACTGAGACCCCGAACACAGCGGGGCTTGACCTATTCGGTGCAAAAGGAATCACCCTGACCCCGGACGCTGTGTGGAAGATGTATGAGCGCGGGATGCTCTTCAACAGCAACATCAACCTCAATGAGACCGTCCGCGTGAATGAAAACTTCTTCATCGGCAAGCAGTGGGAAGGTGTTATCTCAAACGGCTTACCTACCCCTGTGTTCAACATCCTAAAGCGCGTGGCACTGTTCACGGTGGCTTCTATCACGTCGGACAACATCAAGGTCAATGCGACCCCGCTGGCGGCCACCCCTGCCACGGAAGAGCTTGCCACTCCGGTCCGCATTGTCAATGAGGAACTGGACAGCCTGACCGAGCATCTGAATATCTCTTCCCTCATGCGAGAGTACGCGAGAAATGCCGCTGTGGATGGGGATGGGTGTACTTACACCTATTGGGACCCGGACGCAGAGACGGGCCAGCAGGCCAAGGGGAAGATCGTCACAGAGATTCTGGAAAACACGCAGGTATTTTTCGGAAACCCCAATGACCGGCTTGTTCAGAACCAGCCCTATATCCTGATTTCCAAGCGGGAGATCGTAGGCCACACAAAGCGCAAGGCCAAAGCCAACGGCATTGAGACGTGGGGTCTGATTCAGCCGGACAGCTCTGACACCTATCTGGACGACGTGAAGCAGACGGACGACAAAGTGACAGTGCTTCTGCTGCTGTGGCGAGACGAAGAGACAGGCCACATCTGGGGCTGTGAGAGTACCAGGACTTCCCTGGTGCGGGAAGCGTGGGACTTGAAACTGTCCCGATATCCCATAACCTGGCTGAACTGGGACTATGTGCAGGATTGCTATCACGGGCAGGCCATGATTACCGGCCTGATTCCCAACCAAATTTTTATCAACAAGACCTACGCCATGTCCATGCTGTCCCTAATGACTACGGCGTTCCCGAAGATCGTCTACGACAAGACGCGGGTCTCCAAGTGGGACAACCGTATTGGGGCGGCCATTGGCATCAACGGCGGCGACGTGAACAACGTGGCGCGAATCATCGACCCGGCGACCATCTCCCCTCAGATTTCCCAATTCATCGAGTTGGCGGTAGATCAGACGGAAGAAAGTTTGGGTGCTACGTCCGTGGCACTGGGCGATACTCGACCGGACAACACGTCTGCCATTATCGCCTTGCAGAGAGCAGCTTCCACGCCCTCTGAGCTAACGAAGCAGAACCTCTACAAGAGCATCGAGGACCTGTACCGAATCTACATCGACTTCATGGGCGCCTACTACGGAAAGCGTTTTGTAGACGTGGATACCCCACAGCAGGTGGAGCAGGCGTTCCAGTTCGTTGGACAGCAGCCACCTCCCGAAGTGCCATTGCCGTTTGACTTTTCCGTGCTGAAAAAGATTCCTATGGCAATGCGCTTGGACGTTGGTGCAAGCTCCTACTACTCGGAAATCGCCTCCATCCAGACGCTGGACAACCTGCTCAAGATGGGACGAATCAGCACCACACAGTATCTGGAGCGAATTCCGGACGGCTACATTCCTGCCAGACGTGAGCTGGTGCAGGAGATGAAGCAGCAGGAAGCGGCACAGATGCAGGCACAGCAGGCCATGCAGGGCGCACAAGACCCAGGAAACGCGCCCGTAGCGGCCCCGGAAGAAAAACCTGACATTCCCACCGGCGGCGGATACTCTGCCTTACAGCGCAAGGTGAACGCAACCGGGACGACAGAGGGGATGGTGTAATGGAACCCATTTTCAAGATCATCGGCATCGTGCTTGGTTCGAGCGGTTTTTCTGCCATTGTGGTAGCCCTTCTGAATCGACACTGGATGAAGAAAGACAAAGAAGATGACAAATTGAATGCACTAGCAGCAGCGCAGAAAGTCTTGATGATAGACCGAGTGCGTTCTCTTGGCAGACGGTATGTCGATGCTGGCGGCATCACTCTGGAAGACAAAGAAAACATCCAGGAGATGCACAGAACCTACAAGGCACTCGGTGGCAACGGACACCTGGACACCATCATGGACGAGGTGGAACGGTTGCCCATTGTAACCGGTTAGGAGGTGAGGAAATGAGAAATTGGAAAGCGTGGGCTTGTGCGGCGGCGGTTCGTGCCGTGAAAACCATTGCACAGACGGCAATCGGCTGTATCGGTGCCGGTGCTGTGCTGAGCGACGTTTCCTGGCCGATGGTGGCTTCTGCCTCTGTCCTGGCTGGTATCGTGTCTATTCTGACCTCGATCGCAGGTCTGCCGGAGGTAAAGCAGAATGAGTAATTCCAGACTTCCCACCTACGTCCGACTTTCACCCAACGTGACAAAGCCGAGACAGGGAACCATTAAAGGTGTAGCCATTCACTGCACCGCAGGCGGCAAAGACCTGCCTGCCAGCAACTTCGCAGACCTTCCCCGGTTTGTGATTCCTGACAAGAAGATGGGCGCTTCTTGCCACTACGTCGTTGGCGGCGATGGTTCGATTGCCCAGGTGTGCGGCGAGGAGAACCGGGCCTGGTGTACATCGAACAAAATCGACCACCAGCTTGTGACCATCGAAGTTGCCAGTGACCATGTGGCCCCCTACCTGGTGAACACGGCGGCAATCGAAGCACTTGTGAAACTTCTGGTTGACATTTGCCAGCGTAACGGGATTCCTAAGCTGCTCTGGAAGGGCGACAAGTCCTTGATTGGCCATTGGGACAAGCAGAACATGGTTGTCCACCGCTGGACAGCAAACAAGGCTTGTCCCGGCGACTTCCTGTATAACCTACACCCGAAGATCGCGAACGCAGTCAACGAGATTCTGGAAGGGAAGGAGGAAGAGAAAATGGACGTTGAAAAGCTTTTGAAGCAGCTGACACCTGAGATGTGCTACGGCATCCTAACTGAAGCCATGAACTACGCTGACACGATGCTGGAACCCGTGTGGAGCCGGACGGACGGCCACTGGGCCAAGGCAACGGAAAAAGGCATCATCAACGGCGAAGGACCGGAACGACCCATGAAGCGAGATGAGGTCGTGACCATCCTGGGCCGCTTAAACCTGCTCTAACCCCGGCTGAACCGGGTTTAGATACCTATAAGAAACAACTTATATTTGGCCGACCATAGCCAAGAAGGAGATAAAACCATGAATGAAACTGCAATGAACAACGCCCCTGAGACCGTGGATACCGCCGCTTTGAGCGAGGGTACTGCGTCAAACTATGACGACGACGCTTTCTTTGATGATATCGATCTGAGCGACGTGCAGGCAGACGAAACGGGCGAAGGAACGCAGGAACCTCCCACCGAGGAACCCGAACCAGAAGCAGACCAGCCGAAGGAAGAGGAACCGCAGGAAGGGGAGCAAGGCACTTCGGACGAGCAGAAGAGCGAAGAGGTACAGGAAGGGGAAGACCAGCCTTTCATGGAACTCAAGCGATTCGGCGAGATCACGAAGGTGAATCGTGAAGAAGCTACTGTCCTGGCACAGAAGGGCTTGGACTATGACCATGTGCGCGGCGAACGCGACACGGCAAAAGAGCGTGTGGCAGAGCTGGAAGGTTTTCTGACGGAGCTGGCAGCGCCCAGCAACATGAGCATTGAAGACCTGATGGACGCCACAAGAGCGGAACTGCTGGCAGGCAGAGAGGGCATCGACAAGAGCGTTGCCCTTCAGCGCGTGAAGCTGGACAGAGAGCGGCAGGCATTTGACGCACAGAGACAGAACGCGCAGAGAGAACAGCAGGCACAATTGGAAGAGAGACAGCGCATTGACGCGGACAACGCCGCGTTTCAGCGTGCGTTCCCCGATGTGAAGATGAGCGATATCCCCAAGGAGGTTTGGGAGACGATGCTTCGAGAAGGGGAAAGTTTGGTTTCTTCCTACGCACGATTCACAGCCAAAAACTTGGCAGCAGAAAACGAGCAGCTGAAAAGCGAGTTGGAGACTGCCAAGAAAAATCTGGACAACAAACAACGTTCCACCGGCAGCCAGAAGTCTGCTGGGAACGCCCAGAAAAAGGCTGACCCCATTGACGACGACTGGTATTCCGGGGACGACTGACAGGCCCCATTTCATAGGGGCCGGAAAGGATAAGGAACCCCTATGGCTATCAATCTTGCTGAGAAGTATTCGCAGAAAGTTCAGGAGCGCTTCACCATCGGCTCCAAGACTGACCGTTACTGCGGCCACGACTATGAGTTCACCGGCGTCAAGACCATCAAAATCTACTCCGTGGACACCGTACCGACCACCAACTACACCCGCACCGGCACCGCCCGTTTTGGCGCTCTGACCGAGCTGGGCGACACCACCCAGGAGATGACCCTGGCGGTGGACAAGGCGTTCACCTTCTCCATCGACGCCGGTAATGCCTCCGAGCAGTTCAACATCAAGCAGGCCAACAAGTGCCTCAAGCGCGAGATCGACGAGGTCATTACCCCCGAGATCGACAAGTACCGCTTCGAGAAGTGGATCGCTGGCAACGGCCTGACCACCGGCAAGGCTGTTCTGACCTCTAAGGACGGTGTGCTGACCAAGGCCAACATCGTGGAAAAGATCTTCACCGCCAACGCCACCATGTCCGACGAGAAAGTCCCCACCACGGGCCGCGTCCTGTTCATCCCTGAACTGACCTTCCTCAAGTTCAAGCTGGCTGACGTGGTCATGGGCGGCTCTGACACCCTGACTGCTGAGAACATCCGGCGCGGCTACCGCGGCACCATCGACGGCGTGGACGTGGTGACCGTTCCTTCCTCCATCTTCCCTGCCGCTACCAACTTCATCCTGAAGTACAAGGGCGCGACCGTGGACGTGATGAAGCTGAAGAACTACCGCGTTCACAAGAACCCCATGGGCGTGGACGGTGATGTGGTCGAGGGCCGCTACATCTATGACAGCTTCGTGCTGGACACCAAGTGCAAGGGCATTTATGTGTCCTCCACCGCAACTGCCTGATAAAACGAAACAAGGGGGAGGCCCAGCGCCTCCCCTTTTTCCAAAGGAGGGAACACGATGCCTGCGCCCAGCACCACCGCCCAGCGTGTCTTTGACATTGCTATGGGCCTTATTGACGAAGTGAATGAATCCAGCGGTGAGACGGACACCTCTGACACCAGAGAATACAAGGTGAGAACGCTGCTGATTCTGAATGCCCTGCGTGGGGAGTTGTTTCCTTACTCAGACACCTATGAGCAGGTAGAGGAAGGAAAACGCCCCATTGTGGATGTAATTCAGAACTTCACGGATTTCATTCAACTGGACGACTACATTTGTCAGACCGTCCTTCCCTACGGGTTGGCGGCACAGCTCTTGCTGGATGAGAACCCTTCGGCAGCGGCGTTCTTCCAGCAGCGGTATGAAGAACTGCGGGACAAACTGGCTGCCGGTTTCCCGCGCAGTTCGGAAAGCATCACCGACGTATACGGCGTAAACACCGAATACAACTACTTTTCCCGTTGGAGTTGATGTTCTATGGCGAGAATTACGACCGGAGCCGACGAAAAAGTTTTTCGTATCCAAGAATTCCTTGGCCTGAATGAAAACCCGGACGGCGACACCAAACTGAAAATGGGGGAAGCATCGGTCATTCGGAACTTCAAAGTCACCCGTGACCGGAATTTGCAGAGAAGACCGGGACAGCAGATGGTGAAGGGCTTACTGCAAGCCTATACCTTGCAGGTGGACAACAACACGCAAGAAGTTCGCGTTGATGAACATGTCTCCGGCAAGCTTCGGATGCACCCCACCTGTACCGTGACGACAGACGGCTTCCTGGCAGTCTCCGGGGACGAGGTCTCTGTGAGCTATGAGAACGCGGAACAGTACGCAGGATACTTTTGGCGATACGACGAGAACTTCACCTATCAGCTTGTTTCCTGCACCTATGACGCAGAACGGGATGAGTACACCTGGAAGATGAAGCGTTGCCGGGCAGTATCCTCTTCCACAAACCAAAAAGTTGCTGGCCTATGGGCTGGCAACGTGAAGGGGAAAGAGTACCTGGTCGGCGCTGCCGACGGAAAGCTCTGGAAGCTCCACGACGGGACATGGAAGCGGGAAGCAATTGGTGACCTGGACACCACGGAACCGGTGTTTTTCTTCGGCTACTCTGAAAAGCTCTATATCATGGCGAAAAACCAGTACAAAGAGTGGGACGGAAAAACACTCCAGGACGTGGACGGGTATCGGCCTATCGTGACCATTACCGTCGTTCCGAGCGGCGGCGGCACCACTTATGAGCAGGTGAACAAGCTCAACGGGAAGCGGCGCTGTTGGTTCTCCCCGGACGGCACTGCCACCACCTTCACCCTGCCGGAGAAGGACTTGAAGTCCGTAGACTGGGTAAAGAACAAGGCGGCAGAGAATGAGCCTGAGATCGAGAAGAGCAAGTACACCGTTGACCTGGAAAAGGGGACCGTGACCTTCAGTACAGCCCCGGAGAAGGGGATCAACACCATTGAGATCGCGTGGGAAGTGAAGAAGAACTTCCGGGACAAGGCGCTTGCCATGAAGTATGCAGAGACCTTCAACGGAGCAAATGACAACCGCGTATTCCTATACGGAGACGGCACGAACGAGGCATATTACTCCGGCCTGGACAACGACGGAAAACCGAGAGCAGACTACTTTCCGGATATGAACGTTTTGAAAGTCGGGGACGCAAACACCCCTATCACGGCGCTCATTCGGCACTACTCCCGGCTGATCGTCTACAAGTCTACGTCTACCTACTCCGTGCAGTACGGCGTGACTACGATGGTGGACAACACCACGGCGGCGACCTTCTACGCAACGCCCGTGAACCGGGCCATTGGGAACGTGGCACCTGGGCAAGCACAACTGGTGCTGAACTCCCCTAGAACGCTCTTCGGGCATGACTTGTATGAGTGGAAGAACAGCTCTTCTTACTCTGCCAACATGACCATTGACGAGCGGCAGGCACGGCGTATCTCTGACCGCATCATGGGGACGTTGGCAGGCTTTGACCTGGAACACTGCCGTTGTTGGGACGACAACGACAACCAAGAGTATTACATCATCAACAAGGATGACAGGGCGCTGGTACACAACTACGCTGCCGACGCCTGGTACTGCTACACAGCCTTTGACGTGACGTGCTTTGTAAACTTCCGGGGGAAGCTATATAGCGGAGACAGCAAGGGACGTTTGAATCTCATCGCTTACACCAACCGGACGGACAACGGGGAGAAAATCGAAAGCTATTGGGAAAGCGGCGCGGAGAGTTTTTCTCAGGACTTCATGCGGAAGTACAGTGCCATGCTGTGGGTAGGCATCAAGCCGGAGACCCACGGTGAAGTCTATGTGACCGTTCAGACAGACCGAAAATCGGCTTACACAAACAAGGTCGTGGTCTCGTCCCTGATTTCGTTTTCCGGGGCGGATTTTCGGAAGTGGAGCTTCAACCCGAACCGAAAGCCGCACATGAAGCGCCTGAAGATCAAGGCGAAGAAGTTCGTGTTTTACAAGCTGATTTTCCGAACGGAATCCATCAACACCACCGTGACCATCCTGTCCGCTGACATGCGGGTACGATTCACGGGCTATGCGAGGTGATACCTATGAGCTTAGAAAAGCTGAACAAAGACTTAAACATCGTCCAGAAGTTGGACGACGAACCCAACGACGTAGGCGGTCTGTCTGCTGCCGAACTGAAGAAGAAGTTCGACGAAGGGCCTTTGACCATCCAGGAGTATATCAACGTCACCTTGCTCCCCGCTCTGGAAACGCTGGGCGTGGAGACGAGCGTACAACTCCCGGAAGGGGCAGGTTTCAAGTACATCCGCCTGAACGCAGACCGCGTACTGGAAACCAGCCAGGACGGCGTGACTTGGCAGGCGTCCGGTTCTGCCGGTCACATCATTATGAACCCCGCCGGAGAGACCCTGCCCCAGCGCGGACGGATGCAGTTTGACAACTGCGAAGTATCAGACGACGGTACCAAGACCATCGTCCACGGCGTGAAGGGCGATACCGGCCCCCAGGGAGAACAGGGTATCCAGGGCGTGAAGGGCGACAAGGGCGACCGAGGAGCCACCGGCCCAAGCATCGTTCCCAGCATCGACACAAACGGCGTCATGTCCTTCACCATCCAGGACAGCGCCATTGCGCCCCAGGCTGTGTCTGTCCGTGGGCCGCAAGGCCCGCAGGGCGTCCAGGGCGCACAGGGCGCACAGGGCGCCAGAGGCCCGCAGGGCATCCAGGGTATCCCAGGTGTCCAGGGTGTGCAGGGAGAACAGGGTGAACAAGGCCCCACCGGCCCCCAGGGACCGCAGGGGAAAGCGGGGACACAAGGCCCCACCGGTGCCCAAGGTCCTGCTGGTGCCCCCGGTAAGGACGGCACCAGCCTCTACATCGAGGACATTTACAGCACCCTTGCCGCGCTGAAAAACGCCATTCCCACCGGCAATGACAAGATGTACATGGTCAAAGCCGACGGTGAGTGCTACATCTGGTCGGAGACACAGGGCGACTGGACTTCCGTCGGCAAGCTCCAAGGCCCGACCGGCCCCCAAGGCCCCCAAGGTCCCCAGGGTGTGCAGGGTGAGACCGGCCCGGAGGGCAAACAGGGCAGGCAAGGCCCCCAAGGCATCCAAGGTGTGCAAGGCCCCCAAGGCGATACCGGCCCGGAAGGACCCCAAGGCCCGGCAGGTGTGAGCGGCCAAAACGGAAAAAGTGCCTTTACCGCTGCAGTAGAAGCAGGCTACACCGGCACAGAGACCACCTTCAACGCCGCCCTCTCCAAAGTTCCCGGCCATATCGCTGACCAGAACAACCCCCACAAAGTCACCGCCGAACAGGTGGGCGCACTGCCGCTGAGTGGCGGGACGATGACGGGGGAAATCAATTACACTGGAACTGGTGACGGGTGGATTTTGAAGACCTATGAGGTCACAAACGCTGAAAGCGGCATACATTTTGACAGAGGAATTTATAAGCGGAACACGTATCCAGGTCTTGCTGCAACGACCAACGATAATTCGGCTTCTGCATATATGGGGCCGATTTCTACTGAAAGAATCCAAATTATAGTAGGCGACAAAACGGGCAAAAGCGCGCTAGAATTTACCCCAGGTTCTATCGGAGTAGCAGGTAAAATAAAGGGAATCGTCACCCCCACCTCCGACGACATGCCAACCCCGAAGTCTTATGTAGACAGTGCCATCGCAGCCAAAGTAGGAGACATCCTCAAACCCACCACCCCACCCCTCATCGGCCTCCCCCCCTCCACCACCCCCGACGGCATGTTTCAGGCTTTGGGAAATACGGGGGAGTTGCATGTGTGGCGGAAGACGGTGGTGTCTGGCACTGCGAAAGTTGAACTGGAACCTGCTGTTAGTGGTTACATTGTATCCAATAACGGCAGTAACTATAACCAAATTGTCAAATATTCCAGCACTATCGACGAAAAAGGCAACTTATCCGGCACGATAACTACACTGACCGTGGCTTATAACACCAGCAACTCTGATTTGTTTGTGTTGAAAGGGAAATATTTTGAGGCTAATACAACGGAGATTTCGTCTAATCTGAAATCTCCTGGAGGCGTTTGGTATATCCCTAATGATGCATCCATCCAATACATCACAGGCCAACCGAATACCACTGGGTATCCTTATTACTATACCCATGTTGCAACTAAAATGCAGAGGGTGGTGTATGTCCCCGCCGGAACAACCACCACCTACCCTGTATCCACCAACCCCAATGCGTATCAAGAGGGCGATGATGCGAAAGAGGCGGGGTATACGTTGGGGGAGGTTATAAAATCAACTGGCGCATACGGTTTTTTTGGTATGATGGGTTTTGCCTACGGAACATCTTACTTCCAAAAAATATCGGATGCTATCGAGGTCGCTGATGATGGTAGCGTAAGTCACGTCGCCCCGGTTGACGATATTTCTGGCTCCACTGTCCTTGATAGCGCTTCGGTACTCAAGGAAAGGATTGCCGGGAAATATATAACACTATCCGAAAACAGCTATACAAAACAACCGTACACCAATGAACTTCCCCCAACCAATGCGGTTTTGTATATTCCGGCTGACGTAAACGTCAAAATGATTCATCCCGAAGGTTCTTCTTTATCGAATCAGTACGCCTTGTTCTTCGACCGCTACCAACCCGTTACCGGCTACGCCGCTATCCCCGCTGGAACCATCATCGAATACCTGGGGAAATTGGGGGATAAAAGAATGGTACAGGCTGGTTCTTACGTCGGGACAGGAGGGTACAGCAGTAATAGCCCGAATAAACTGCTGTTTAATTTCGCTCCTAAACTTGTAATAGTGTCTGCATACGTTGGCAACAAATTCACAACCGTCACATTCGTCTATGATAACTATATGGCAACTTATTCGACGGATGCCAGTATGTATTTAAATGAGTTATACGTGAATTGGTTAAAGAATGGCATTTCTTGGTATACCAACGGTTCTACTGCTGAGAGCCAATTAAATCTCTCTGGCAGAACTTATAAGTATATCGCCATCGGCTAAGGAGGTACCAACCATGTACTACATCAACCCAACAGGCCAAAACCACGGCAACCCTATGGGCCAACCCTTCCCCAACTCCGTCTCCCTCCCCGATACCCTGCTGATGGACTACATCAACACCAAGGGATTCTGCACCCTCACCATCGTCGACGGCGCTGTGACGGCGCTGGTGGTGGATCAGGAGGCGCTGGACGCCTACAACGCAGAGCACCCGGATGTGGAGCCGGAGCAGCCTGTGACTGTGGAGGATTTGCAGGCGGAGAACAAGCGCTTGAAAGCGCAGATGGAATTGCAGTCCCAGAAGCACACCATGCTGGAAGACTGCCTGCTTGAAATGGCTGATATCGTCTATGCGTGAGAATCTTGCGCTATGGCTTATCAAAATCTTACTGAAAGGAGACATGGAAATGATGGCAATGCTGTATGCAAGCAAAATTTGCATGGAGGCCACCAACCCCAAGACCGGCAAGGCCTGGGTGTTTGACGATGTGCCTGCCAAGCTCAAGGCCCAGGTTGCAGCCGTCCTCATCGACCAGTGCGGCCTGCCTGAGCTGGTTCCCACTGAGTTCGGCGGCACCGCAGAGTAAGCATAACGGCCCCCGCACTTTGCGGGGGCCAACACTCTGCAAGAAATGTCGAGAAAATACGCACAGTAAAGACTTGTATACTTTTCGTATATGGTGTATACTGTGAGTAATGGCAGACCTGGGTTGACGCGCGGACTTGGGCGAGCTAAATAAACTGCGAAGGAGACAATAACATGGAACGCGAATATGCTTCTAAAGGTGTGGCTGGTTCCGGCTTAGGCCTTGGCATCGCTGGCACTGCTCTGGGCCTGCTCAATGGCGGCTGGGGCGTGGCACGTGCTGCCGCCGGCAACGGCAACTGCACTTGCAGCGAGAACACCGCTGTCAACCGCTATGAGCTGAACCTGACCCAGGAGATTGGAGCGAAGGACGCCGAAATCTCCCTGCTCAAGGCAAACGCCTACATTGACCAAAAGATGGTTGATGTTTACACCACTCTTGACCGGCGTGACCGTGAGTTGCGCGACCTGATCGGCAAGAACAAGGACGAGCAGTACGCCATCAACATGAACCAGGCAGTTCTGAACGGCACCACCGGCGCAACCATTTCCTGCTTGCAGGCGCAGGTTGCCCAGCTCCAGGGCTTGACCAAGCTGGTGATCCCGGCTACCAGTGTCTGTCCTGAGCCGATGCCTGCAAAGAATTCCTGGACTGCTCCCACTGCGGCGGCAGCTGCTGGCGCGTAACAACGACTATGGGGGGGCAATCGCCCCCCTTTCTCTTTTCTGTGAGGTACTGACATGGAATCTATCGAGAAAGTAAAGCGCGGTGTAGCGGCGTTCGTAGACCGGGAACTGGTTCCTACCCTTCCTAAATGGCAAGGCATTTTATTCGGTGCCGGTGCCGCTCTGTTCCTGGAAGGGAAGAGCGGGGCAATGCTCAAGCACCCCTTGGGCGCTATGCTCTGCCTGGTGGACGGGGAACAGGTGGACGTGGACAAAGCGTACACCGCCGTCAAGAACCAAGCGCAGGGCAAGTGGCCGGTCAGCATCGCTGGTTTCAAGTGTTCTGAGGAAGACCTGGACAAGCTGTACCGCTATATCAAGGAGGCTTAGACATGGAACATCTGGAACACTTAACTAAAATCATGGCAAAGTATGACGCGGCTCTGGACGAAGTCTCGGACGCGCAGAAGTATGCCAAGGAAGCGATCTACGCCAAGAACGGGGAAGCGAAAGACCTTTACCTGTCCATGGCAAAGCAGGAGCTTTCCCACGCAAAGAACCTGTGCCGCATCGCTGACATCATCCTGGACACCGACGACGCAGAACACGTGCGAGGAACCAGAACGGTGTGGGACGAGATGAAAGCACACATCGACGCATGGAGCATGGAGGTTCGAGAAAAAATCGACCGCGTGGAACGAAACAGATGAACGCAAAGGCCCCCGCCCAAAGCCGGACGGGGGCCTACTTGAACACAGGAAAGAGAAAGGGGAACGAGTATGGCACTTCCTACAAACTCCATTAAAAACGCACTCGGTTCCGTTGCTAACGCAGTAACAAAAGCGGCTTCGGACAAAGCAAGCTCCATTAAAAATGCGGCAAGCTCTATGGGTTCCGGTGGTTCTTCTGGCGGAAGCTCTGGCGGTTCCTCCGGTGGCGGCAGTTCTTCCGGCGGAAATCGGGTCGTCAACGTGGGACAGAACGGCAACGCCCCTGCCGGGACGCGGGTCGGCGACACCGTCCACACGGCAGGCGGTGATTACATAGTGGTCGCTCCCGGTACTACCGGGGCCACTTACAACCCGTCAAGCGGCTTGTGGTCTACGAAAATCAACAGCGGGAACGCAGGTGGAAGCAAGACCTGGAACGTCGGCGCAGATGGGAACGCACCCGCTGGGACAAAGATCGGGGATACTGTTGTCACTGCTGGCGGCAACTATAAGGTCGTTCGCCCCGGCACGGCTGGGGCAACCTATAACCCGGCAACGGGCCTTTGGTCTCTGCGTATCAGCACCGGCCCTTACGGCTCCTATAACTCCATTGGCAGCTACCACGATGCCAATGTCTCTGCCGAAGACGCGCAGAAGATCAAATCTCTGCAAGAGCTATACTCTTACTACCAGGCGATCGGCGACAAGCAGAAGATGGACGAGACGCATACAAGGGCAGAGGAACTGAGAAAGCCGTATGGCTACTCCGGCGGCAACGACGGCTCCCAGTATCTTCCCTTGAAGCAGGAAGAGGACACACTGAACAAGATCGGCCTACCCACTTATCAGCCCCAGGTGGACTATGTAAACAACCTTTACGAAGCGCAGAAAGACAAAGCTCTTGCCGCTCTGCAATCCTCCTACGATAAAAGCCGCATGGAGCTGGAAAACGCGATGAAAGAGATTCCCGGCACCTACCAGGCGCAGGCGAACCAAATCGCGGCAGAGGCACTGAAACAGCAGCAGAACTTCAACGAGAGCGCGGCCTACACCGGCATGAACGCAGGGAATGGCTCCCAGGCTGCACTTGCCATGGGGAACCAGCTCCAGAGCAACATGAGTACCCTGCGCACGAACGAAGCCAACGCCCTGACCAAAGTTCAGCAGCAGCTTTCCAGCCTGTACGTAGAATATCAGAACAGCATTGCAGAGGCCATTGCGAACAACGAGTATGAGAGAGCTGCCGCCCTGCTTCAGGAATACCAGAAAGCCGCTGAGAGCTTAGTGAGCGTGGCAAAAGACCAGGCCAACCTGAACGTGGACATTGCAGGCTTCAACAAGGACACCCACCAGTACAACCAGGAAATGACCCTGCAAAAGGCACAGGACATGGCAAAGTACGGAGACTTTTCCGGGTATCTGAAACTTGGATTCAGCTCTGACCAGATCAACAACATGCGCCGCGGCTGGTTGGCTTTGAATCCCAACGCGGCACTTTACATGCAGTATCACTAAGAAGGGGGCTTATCTGTGGCGAAGAGAAAAGACAGAACAAGGGATGGGCAGAAGCTAGGTCCAGCCTATCACATTAAGTCGAACCCTTCTCAGACTGTGTCTTTGAGAAATGAAAATTTCGGCATGATGGCCCGGAAGGACAAGAAGGCCGACAAGAACACGCCTCTTTCTACCCCGATGGACCACCTTCGGAAGGAAACCACTACCTATACGCAGATGTATTCTGGGAAGGGGAAGAACAAGACAAAAACCGTGCAATCCTCTTGGAATCGCAATGGTGGTAAATCCGGGAATAAGGGGAGCAAATCCGGAAAATCCGGGAACCAGCCCAAACCCATGAACCGGGATGCGCGAATCATGTCCGCCACACTCAGCGACAGCCACAAACGGCCTGCTATCATGGCAACAGATCAGGCCAAGAGGGAATTGGAAGCCGACAATGACCGTAACAATTCCCCCATGGGAGCGCTTCGCCGTCGCGCACGAAAGGCACAGACCGGTCAAGCTGACAACTATTCCAGAGAGGACGCAGACAAGCGTTTGTTTTCTGAGACGCTTTCCAGCGCACGGAAAGCAGAGAAGAACTACAAGAAAGCCTTTGAAGAGAACCGCTATACCGGAGGTTCTAAAACTCTGCTTTCTGGTGCTGACACAAAGAACCTCTCTGAGGAAGAACAGAACAACGTGCAAGTCTGGAAGGATGCCTGGGACAAAGGGCAACGCCTGATCGACCAAGGATACACCCAGAAAGGCAAACAGATGCAGGCGGAAGCCCACGCGCAGGCGGAACGTATCCGCATGACTGAGGGCTATTCCGGCGGTGAAAGCGGCTCTGACTTCACCACGCCAGAAATAAGGCAAGATGAATATGCAGGTATGTCCGACAGTGGACGCAAAAATCTGCGAGTTGCCAAATCACTCTATGAATTCGGGCAGAAAACCGGAGACGAAGAGCTGATGAAGCAAGCCGCCCAGATGGGCCAACAAGTGCGCTTGGAACCAAGTAGCTATGACTATAAACGGTCAGAAGCGTACCACAAATTCGCAGAAGACAGGCCCGTAACAAACCCAAACACGGACGCCTACGGACGCCCGATCTACACTCCCAACGAATTGGAACAAGAGCAGAACAAGAAGTGGGGAACCGCTGTCGGGCAGGGCTTGAAGGGCGGTTTCTTGACCCTGCTGGAAACAGCACGAAAATCCACCCAGAACGCCATTAAGAACCGCTATGACCCGGAATACCAGTCCAAGAAATACACCGCTGAATACCTTCAGCATGAGGCAAACAAGGAACAGGATGAACGAGAGAAAATCCGTCTGAACGCAAAGGCAGCCAAGATGCGGGGCGAGGCCAACGATGCCAAAGCGAAAGAGAACATCGGTACAGACACTCCCGGTATGCAGGCCCTTCGTGCAAGCTCTGAGGCAACCGAAGACCTGGTGAACAACGCCAAGACCGGGGGCGGAAAGTTGCTGACCAAGGCCGGTATCTCCATGCTGCAAATGGCTCCCTTCCTGGCCGCTAACATCATTCCGGGCGCAGGCCAAGCGATCTCCTTGGGCGGCATGGGCGCTCTGGCCGCCGGTCAAAAGGCCGGTGAACTGCAGCAGGACAACAGGGTATCCGCACAGGAAGCATTTGCCCGTGGCCTTGTTTCCGGTGGCATTGAAGCATTTACCGAGAAAATCCCCATGGACAGCTTACTCAAGTTGGTCAAGGGGGGCGGCGGCACTAACTTTATCAAGGCGGTAGCAAAGCAGGCAGGTATCGAAGCAACAGAGGAATCCGCTTCTTACACCATGAACTGGCTGGCAGACAAAGCAGCCAGAGACCCAAAGGCGAAGTTCAGCCTTTCCGACTTGGCTGAAAACGCCGCCATTGGCGCGATCTCCGGCGGCGTATTCGGTGCAGGTGGACATGTGATCGGCAGCGCCATTGGCGCAGGAAGAACGCCCTACAACAGCCCTTCTCCCACTGAGGACACCACACCCACCCCAACGGTTGAAGAGGCTCCCAGACCCATTCAAGAGCAGCCAACGCAAGAATCTGCGAACCCGCTGATTCGCGCTTCTCAGGCGCAGGAACAGAAGCCGACCGTAAAAGAACAAGTTGCAGAAAAAAGGTGGCAGCGCAAACGGCTTTTGGAACTCAACGAACAAGAGCAGGAATTGAACGAACGTTTCAAAAGCGCAAACAAACGCGCATTTTCTGCAAAAACAGACGCAGAAATGCAAGAAGCTATCAATGAGCAAAATGAGATCACTGCGGAAAGAGCAAGAATCTCAAACGAGCGCGAAGAACTGGAAGCGCGTTTGAACGTTCCCTTCCACCCCGACCTGCAAACAAGGACGCAAGAGGCGGAACCCGTGCAGGAACCTACACGGAGCGCAAAAGAGCGATTGGAAGCCGCGCAACAAGCTTATCGGCAACGAATTCAGGAACAGGCGCAGGCCAACCAGGACACCGGAGCACAGATGCAGAGTGCAAGAGAGAACCTTGCACAAGCAAGACAAGCTCTTGCACAAAGAGAAGCGGCTTGGCAGGAACGCGCTGCAAACGCGACAGAGGAAGAAGTCCCCGACTTACTTCGAGAACAAGAAAATCTCTTGCAGGAAGAGCGGCGGATTCAGGCACAGGAAGCGCAGGCAGAACGCGAAGACGCCGGTCAGCTTTCCAGAAACTTCGGAGAAGAGGCAGCGCACATTGACCAGAGAACTGCCGGAGACGTTTCCAAGCCTAGTGTGAAAGCATTTCAGTGGGACTATCCTCAGATGCACCAGTATTATGCGCAGGCGGCAGAAGCTCTGTTGCAGGACGTGGAATACTCGAAAGCTGGACAGTTCAGCGAGAAGGGCAGAGGCACCGTTGTTACGAAGTCCGAAGCCATGATGCAGGCGGAACGCATGGGCATCTCTCGCGCAGACCTGGAAAAGGCCCTGATCGCCATTATCAACGACCAAGGCCAAGAGAACTATGCCACCGCGAAGAAGGTCGAGCTTGTGCTTGACGAGATGCTGTCCAAGGGCTACATTCCCAACGAAGCTGGTTACTCAGCCAACAAGGTAGACAGCAAAGTGCCGCCCAACGAAGCCTATATCACGGCAAAGGAAGCCATTCCTGGGGCTGTGAAACGCGGCAGCTTTGAAGCCTACAAAGAACAAAACCGCCTTGCTTTGGAACTTGGAGAAATCACGGAAGAACAGCTTTATCAAGAGTGGAAACAAGGACAAACACTTGCTCAATCTCATGCTCAATTTGAACCTCAATCTCAAGCTCAAACGCAAGATACGCAAGTTCAGCGAAACGCAGATGAAATCCCTGCGACTTTTGACGAATACAAGGCACAGTTCCAGGATGTGATCGACAGCAGGGAAATGACGGAAGGTCAGCTTCTCGACGAGTACAACGCTGTCAGACGCAGAAACGAACGACTGCAACGAAGAGGAGAACCGATTCGCAGGACCCGCATCGAACCGCAGTATACAGACCCAGGCTTACGCGACAGCTTGGGTTCTGCGAGAGCCGGGTTTGACCCCTACTCCCAGGCTATGAACCGCTACGGAACTATTGAACCGGGCGAAAACCCGGCCCGCCTGGTGGACGTGCCACAAAGCATGACAGGCAGTGACCGCGTCCGCAAGTTTGCCAGAACCGCCATGGAAGCAGGCGTCACGAGTGATAAGACCGTGGAGCTGCTGCAAAAGGCCGTGGTAGACGGCGAGTTCTCCTACACCCCCAAGAAGATGGACGAACTGGCTGGGCACGCCATCGACGCTTTAAGCACCCCACAAAACGCCGCAAAGTCTATGGCTCTGTGGGAAGAGGTCGTCAACGGAGACAGAGCCGTCACAGATGATGACATTGCTCTCGGCATTATGATGATGAAAGCGGCAGAACAGGCTGGTGACAGCCGCACCGCAAGCCAGCTTGCCGGTGAAATTGCTGCTTTCGGCACCGAATTGGGCCGCGGCGTCAACGCCATGCGTCTGCTGAAAAAGGCCACCCCGGAAGGTAAGTTATTCTACATCCGAAAGTCTGTTGATAAGCTGAACCAGAACATACAGAAGCGGAACAAGAACAACAAAACAGCAACCAAGGGAAAGAAGTCGTCCGACTTGTCAGACCTGTCTTATCAAGATATCACCGTACCAGACGATCTGGCGCAGCAACTTGTAAACGCAAAAACGCAGGAAGAGCAGGACGATGCCATTGATGCAATCTACGACTATGTAGCAGACCGGGTCCCCAAAGACACTGTGATGCGTATGGATGCCTGGCGTTACTTTGCCATGCTGGGTAACCCAAGGACCCATATTAGAAACACGGCAGGAAATATCCTGATGCAGGGCGTATCTCGCAGCAGCAACGCAACTTCCGCCTTGTTGCAGAACATCTTCATCAAGGACGCAACCAAGCGCACGAGAACCGGCGTGGGAACGATGGAAGCCCATCGCTTCGCTAAAACGGATTTTGAAAAGAACAAAGACCTCCTGACCGGCAACCCCTACACAACCTCTGAAACCGGCCAAATCATGCAGAGGGTGCGGGAGAAAGCATTCACTGTGGACGCGAACAAGCGGGAGAAGAACGCTTTTTGGCGTGCTGTAGACACCGCCATGAAGCCGATGCACAAGCTGTCCAACTTCAACACCAAAGCCCTAGATTTGGAAGACATGCTCTTTAAGCGTAGCACCTACATTGACAGCATGGCAAACTTCCTGACTGCGCGGGGGTACGGCAAGAACCTGGATAGCGTCCCGGAAAATGTGCTTCAGGAAGCACGCACCCACGCCATTGACGATGCCCTGGAAGCCACATTCCAGCAGTATTCCGAGCTGGCAAGTAAACTAGCGCAAATGGAGGCTTCCAACAAAGTCGGTCAGTTCCTTATCGGCGGCACGTTCCCCTTCAAGCGTGTACCCATCAACATTGCCAAGACTGCTGTGAAGTTTTCCCCTGCCGGGCTGGTTAAGACTATGACCTCTGACGCGAAAAAGCTGCGAAACGGTGATATCACAGCTGCTGATTTCTGTGACAACTTGGGTGCCGGTTTGAACGGCTCCGGTTTGGCTGTTCTTGGTGCTTTCCTGTTTGCCAACGGCATCCTGACTGTCGGCGGCGATGACGATGATAAACAGGCTGGGTTTGACGCTGCTATGGGCAGCCAGAACTACGCCATCAACATTGGAGACTACAGCTATACCATCGACTGGGCGGCCCCTGCTGTTGTCCCTATGTTCATCGGCGCAGAGTTCTGGAACGCGATCAAGACCAAGGATGAGGAAGCTAGCTTCACCAAGGCGGCGATGAACGCGGTAGGCCGGATGTTTGAACCGCTCATGCAAATGACGATGCTCTCCGGTGTATCCTCCACCATTAAATCCGCTGCTTACAACCAGCAAGACCCGATCTACGGCGTCCTGGCAAACGTGGCAACGAACTATGCAGGTCAGTTTGTTCCAACAGCATTGGGGCAAGTGGCGCGAACCATCGACCCTATCCGCCGCACCACCTTCGCTGATGCCAACAGCAAGGTACCGAAAGAAATCCAGCAGTTCTTACAGCGGCAGGGAGCCAAAATCCCCGGCCTGTCGCAGAAAATGCCGGAGTATCTGGACGTGTGGGGCAACAACGATGTAGGGAGCGACAACGTGCTTCTGCGTGCCCTGGAGAACTTCATCTCTCCTGGCTACATTGCCAAGAAGAGTGGTGGCAGCGTAGAGCAGGAGCTTCAGCGCCTGAACGACGCAGGCTATGAGGGCATGCTTCCCGGCGCTGTCCAGAAGTCCGGTAAGCTCGACGGCAACCGCATGACTGCTGAACAGTGGATGAAGCGGCAGAAGGAACAGGGCAACACCGCCTATGAGATCATGCAGAACTTTATCGGCACCCAGGAATACCAGAACTTGACGGACGATCAGAAAGCCAAGTTCATTGATAAAGCGTATGAGTATGCTAAGAACAGCGGCAAAGCGGCTGCTGGTGGCGACACCTCTGACTTTGCAAAGTGGTACGAGGCGGCGAACAACGCCCAGAGCGAGGCAGGACTTTCTAAGGAACGTTTCCTTTCCTTGTATGCTTATAAGTCCGCCATTGAGGATGAAGCGCCTGACGAAGCAAAGGCAAGCTTGAAGCAAGGCATGTGGGAAGAGTATATCAACGGCCTTTCTGACCTTTCTCAGGAGCAGAAGGACTACGTTCTCGACAACGTGAAGTTCTGGCAGATGATGCCCGCTGATTCCGGCGCATACCAGAAAGCAAAGAACGCCGGGTACGATACCCCGGAAGCAATTCAGGCTTTGTTGGAAGCCAAGAGCAGCTTCAGTACGGACGGGAACAACGATATCAACAACACAGAGATGTACAAGGGTATCATCGGGCAGACCAGCGACCCCGCTGAGCAGGAGAAGATGTACAACGCCATCAAAGACAAAGACGCCAAGAAGAGCTGGAAAGAGCTTGCCGCTGAACAGAGTAAGCAGCAGCAGGTCGAATCCACCGCGCAGGCAGCACTTGACAAGGCTGTCTCCAAGGACAAGCAAACTGCATTTGCCACGGCAATGGAAAACGCTGCTGGAACCAAGCAGACCGACTGCTACCGCGCACTGACCAGCACGGGAGCCAGTGAAGCAGAGTGCAAGGCATACTTCGCCTATATCAGCGCTCAGAAGGGCTGGAAGAAGAGCTGGGAAAAGGTAAAAGCAGATGCCTTGAAGGGCAAATAACAAGAAGGGCCACCCACACCGGGCGGCCCTTCCTTTTATCCTTCGATGAACTTGGGACAGCTTTCCACTTTGTACGACAGGGAGAGATGGACTTTCCTGGCCCCTCCCTGTACTTTCAGGTCACGCCGTACAGCCACCCAACCAGTGACCGGCTGGAAGTGTCGTGACCATTCGCAGCCGTATTTGCCGTCCGCTGTGGGGACAGCGTGCTTGCAGTCGATACAGATGGTGTTCGGTCTTTCCGATTCTCTCTTTGCCAGCTGCTTTTCTGCTGCCTTTCTCAGGTACTTTTTCCTATCCAACTCCTTTTGTTTCTCAAAACAGGAAACACAGGTTTGGACGCCTGGTCTATGTGGTAGCTTTCCGCATTTCGCACACAGTCCAGCAGCCAGACGTTTCACACGGCGTCTTTCCCGCCTCACTCGTTCGTCAGTCATTCGACTTCTCCTTTCCCGTGATGAGTTCGGAGTAGGGGAGGGATTCAATCCAGCGGCAGAACTCCCGCCACTCGGTGAGCTTGTGATTGCGCCGGGCGCGGTAAATGTTAGCTAGAACTTCGTAGTTCAGCATCAAGGTTCGGCGCTGGTTGTAACTGCTTGGGAGAAGCTGAATCATTTCCCTCCAGTAAGATTTTTCTCCACCTTCCTTATACCAGCGACGCAACGCATTGATTCTTTCAATCACATCGCAGAAAAGTTGAACTGCTACATCATTTTCTTTGATGCTGTCCATGCTGAAATCTTCCAACTCTAGGTCACACTTGTCCAGCGTGTGCATCGTGGAGCAGGAGTTAGACACCGTACCAACCTTGTACGTTTCAAGTTCCTTGTACCAGTACAGCGGTGCAGTCACGTCCACATACACCACGATCATCCGCATAAATTTGCGATGGTCGGTGCCGGCCCTGGCAAGGCGCTGCATCAGCTCGAAGTCGTTCTTTCCGATGCAGAAAATGTCCTCCTTGAAGTAGCCCTCGTCCCCGCGTGGACAACTTCCATGAACTCCCACATGGCAATCCTCGAAACCGTCCCTGCTCTTGCACAGTTGGCTGTCCGACCGTTCCCAGGAGTTCATGGGGTTTCGCATCCCCCGGATAGCGGCCTCCCAGCCGACTACCTCGGTGTTTTCAAGTTCAATCATCGTTGCCCTCCTTATTCTCTTCAATCCATCCATAAAAGGCTTCTGCTTCGGTACCTTCTGGGCCATAGTTTCCGCAGCGTTTACACTGCATCCAGAACACCCTATGCAGTCGCTCCGTAAACAAAGCAGAATAGCCACTTTCTTTCAGAATGACACTCCCGCCACATTTACGACACCTACACATACATATTTTCATTGGTTCCCCTTTCTAACTTGTGCATTTTTTGCACAGGTTACTCGTTGTATCCACGCAATTTATCGCCGATCAAAAAGAAGATCGGCAACTTGTACGCATCTGCGGCAGTGATCTCCATCTTGCACCCTCTGGCATCGCTCCACCCCTTGCACACGATAACAGCATCCGCGTCCGCCATGACCTTCAGGCTCTCACCCAAGAACCACAGCGGCTTTGCTTCGGTGGGAGCGCCCCGAAAGAAACTCTCCAGGACCTCCACATCATCACCCCACTTAGCTTTAGCAGCCTTGATAGCTCGCTCCCGTTCTGCCAGGATTTCGGCGTCGGTTTTGCCCCGCATGGGCTGAGAGATAAAGATTTTCATTCGTTTTCCTCCTTGTTCGCTAACTCCCCGGCAATGCTTCCATAGCCGCAGAGGTCGATGTAGTTATCTGTGTGCTGAGGGTTTGCTTTGGCTCGTGCCACCTTTAACAGGGACATCATCATAGCCACATCAAAGGGGTCGAAGTTGGTTCCTTTGTAAGCTGCCCAGAGGTTGGCAATATCCTGGAAACAATCTTCTGGTTCCCCGTACTGATCGTTTCGCTCTTTGCAGACGCAGGTTGTGGCGGCATCCAGGATGCTTTTTCTTGTGGCGTCCTTCTTCTCTGCGTTCATCAGAACAGTTGCGTCACGGTAGTCAGAGAGTAGCTTAGTTGCCAGCTTAAGCAGGTGGCTGATACACTCCGTACTTCCTCTGTTCCCATCGTTGTAAGGACAATCCTCGCAAGGCTTATCCATCAAACAGCAATCCAGCCCTCCAATGACACGCTCGATCAAAGCCACATTTTCCGGTATTCTAGCCGGTTTTTCCTTTGGCTCGTTTTCTTCGTGAATTTGCTTGATTGTTTTGTCCCAATACCACAACGCATCGTTCGGGTTGCCGCGTTCAGGGCCAGCCCAACCGCACTTCCGACACACGGCGCGGAACTTTCGCTCTCCACGAATGATTTCTTCTTTGGAAAGGGTCATTTGTTTGACCTCCATGTTTGCTTTGCCGCAAACAGGGCAGGGTTCATGCTTCTTCATTGCGTCTCCTTCCTTTTCGTGATGAGGATTCATTCTTTCAAATACCTCAATGATCAAAATATTCCAAACCTTCACTGCTTCCTCTGCGGTTTCTGCGAACGGTCCAGTAAAGCCACACTGTTTGCACTTAACACGAGCACACCCTTTCCCGTCGCTTTCCCTGAAAATGCCCCTCACAGAAACCTTTTGATTCCCGCACTTAGGGCAGGGATTGACTTTCAACTCCATCATTTAACCCCCATTTCCAACTTTTTCATCTCAGCGATAGCCAACGCCGCCTTGTGCATGGCCTTGCGTTCATCCGACTTTGCCACCATCTGCACGGTTTCCGCCGTGCAGATGATAGCTAGGGCCGCCAGCCAAAACACCATCCAGGGGTGTGCTAGCATCCATTCCATCAGTTATCCCCCCTTTCTTCCAGCCGCTTCTTGTGTCTCTCCCATTTCCATACGGATATATCCGCATTGGGTTTCAGTTCCAGGGCGATAGCGCAAGAAACGACGTCGGTGTATTCTTCGTCCAACTTATCCAGGTAGTTCCTTCCGCCCTCTTTAACCGGGTTATCTCCCCGCAAAACTCTGGCGAGTTTCAGGGCGCAGTGGGCCAGCTCCATGCACTCTTCCGCTAAGGCTTCATAGCAGGCAGCATAGCCTACCATGGCCGGGAAATCTCCCCAGCATTTCATTTTATCCGGGATATTCATTTGTCTCCTTTCTAAACTGGTCGATTTCGGCCAGTTTAACCGTGTCGATTTCAACACGGTTACGTGTTAGTTGTCATTCCACCCCCGGCGGTTCCGGCAGGAGCATCCAGTGGGTGGGCTGTAAGCCACGCGCCACGTTATCCAGCACCCAGATTCCCGCTGCAAGCATACCCTGGAAAACCACGTTTCCATCACTACACAGGATAAGCTCTCCTTCGGGCGGATTTTCTTCCTCCACCGGAATCCACCTAGTCCGGTCCAGCGCCTCCAGAATCATCTTGTACGCCTCCCTCGCCCCAGGCATGGGAGTGTTGTCTGCGTGGCGTTGGAGCCACACTCTCGCCTCATCAATCGTCATTTGGTACCTCCCGCATGTCCGCGCCGCAGTTGGGACAGTAGGCCGTACAATTCCGGTGAGTCAATTTACAGCTAGAACAAGGATACCCACCACAAAATGGATTGTAACAACCCCATTTTCCCCTCCGCACAGGGGCCACATCGGCGGCAGAAAAACTGTCGATTTCGTCCACGATGCACTCAATGCACCCCTCGCCTGGTTCATCACAACCGGTACAACCCTCCTGGAATTTTCCGCCGTAGAGATACTCTTTCAGCGCTCCTCGCTCGATGTAGTCAGTCATTGTTATCCCCCATTTCCTGATACAACCTACTAGGTGTCGCCGCTTCCTGCCCGACGTATTTCCCAGTGTATCCATCCAGGATTTCACCGGCCACGGTTTGGTAGTAGATTTGGCAAATTTCCATGCCTGGGTAGATACGCACCGGCTCGGTGGCGGCCAACTCCAGCGTCCAACGGCCCCGGAACCCGATATCCCCAAAACCTGCTGTAACGTGTACAGCCAGTCCCAGACGGCCCACAGACGAGCGCCCAACCAGCATGGGAACCAGGTTCCGGGTTTCGGTCCACTCTTCGGTGCTGGCAATGTACACGCGCCCAGGCTTCAGGACGTAGCCCTCCGGCGGGATGATAATCTCCCGTGTGCGGTTGTCTCGTTTGGGGTCCAGGACAGCTTCTGTATACGTAAGCATTTTGGGATGCAGACGAAGGTTGTAGCTGTTGGGGCCAAGCTGGGAATCATCAAACGGCTCAATGATGATATCCCCCTTGGACATGCGCTGTCGGATTTCGTTCCCAGACAGAATACCGTATTGATTCGCTTCGTTCATTTGTCTTCCTCCTTTTTCGTGGGTTCACGAAAATGCTCGATGGTTATCGCCGTTCTGGAGTTCTCCTTGTCGTAGAATACCCGACTTCCATCGTGGGATGCCACGATCTGGCTGTTATCATCGTCCAGGATACCGGCACGAACCAGCACGTCCGTTGCAGCTTCGAGCAGGTTGTTCAGGTCTACCCGGCGGCGGGTGGGCATGTAGAACTTACACTCTACGTTACAAGGGTAGTCGATCTTGGGCGGCTCTTTTCCGCCGAAATAGGCTTGCAAGCACTTGATGGCTTCCCGCTCATAGGTTACATATTTAGCCGACGGGATGATAATGGGCCGTCCGTTGACTTTGATGATGCGTTGCGAGTTCTTTTTGGTCACGGGGGGCAGGGGAATGACAAATAACATATTACCTCCTATAAGATTCGACCGTTGGTCAGGTAGTAGTCCAGTGTTACCTTACCGGTGGGGCCGTGTCGGTTTTTGGCAATCGTGGCCTCCAAGATAACGGGGGTCACAGGGTCGTGCTTGTATTCGGGGTCGTAGTAGTCTGGGCGATGCAGCAGAATGATGCCGTCCGCATCCTGCTCCAGACCGCCGGAATCTCGCAGGTCGGAGATCACAGGACGCTTATCTGTTCGTCCGGTAACTTCCCGGTTGAGCTGGGCTAGGCCGAGAATCGGGATATTCAGGCGCAAGGCCAACCGCTTCAAGTCACGGGAGACTTGGGATACCCCTTCATAGCGCTTGACCTGCTTGTTGTCCGGCTCGATGAGACCGACGTAGTCCACGCAAATCATGGCTAGACCTTTCACGGCACGGGCCATATTCGCTATGTCAGACACCGTAGCACCCGGCTTGCGGTTCAGCGTCAGCGGCAGGCCGTGTATCTGCGTAGCTGCTTCCGTCACCCTGTCCACGGCCTGGGCGTCCATCTTTCCGACCAACTCCTGCGTGGAGAGGCCGGTTTCCAGGGCTAGAAGCTTCTGCGTGATTTGCTCCTTGGACATTTCCAGAGAGACGAACAACACCGGCAAGCCCTTCTTTGCCACCTTTCGGACGATGTTCAAGCCCAGCGTGGTCTTACCCATACCCGGACGGCCTGCCAGCAGATAGAAACCACTGTTCAGTAATCCGCCACCAAGCACCCGGTCGATGTATTTATATTCACTCTTCACGAATAAACATACACCGGTCTGGATTTCGTCCTGAAGAACCAGGAAGTCGGTCAGAGCATCGGAGAAACTGATGGTTTCCTGGTTCCTTTCGTTGCTTTCGATGCCTTGCAAGGCTTTCTGAGCGGAAGCTATAATCTCTCGCGGGGAAGTGTGACTGATGCTTTCTGTCTCGATGTTCCTGGCGATCTCCTGGAGCTGCCGTCGCATGGATGCCTCTCGCGTGAGCTTGATATAGGCTGACACATTGGCGGCGGTGGGCGTGATCTCCATGAGCTGCATGAGATACTGGGTTCCTTCGTTTCCTTGCAGGGCGCCGGCCTTTCGACAGGCTTCCAGGATAGTTACGGGGTCGATGGTCTTCCCGGCGCTATCCAGCGCGGCGGCGGCCCTGTAAATTTCTTGGTTCAGCGTGGAAGCAAAGTCCTCCACCCGCAGAGCTTCCCGGACTTCCGGGAATACTCTGGGGTCGATGAGGATGGAACCTAGAACGGCTAACTCTGCATCCAGGTTGTAGCTCGTTACTTCGTTCATGCCTTTTCCTGGCGGTTCCGACGCAGGCGCTCAGCCATGGCCGCTCTCTGTTCCTCCGTGTAGTTCACCTTTCTGGGAGGAGAGACCTTCAGCCACTTCGGGGGAACCTGAGCATAGATCACGCCGCCATTTTCCTGCGGCTGCTTGAGGATGGTCACTTCTTCGGGGTTCTGCTCAGCCAGCTTTCTGATCTTGGTGATCCATCTCTGCTCACTGCTAGAGAAGTATGCCATGGTATCATCAGTAATGAAGTTCCAGCTAGTTTCTCTCATGTTACATTCTCCTTGTTGTTGTCGTTGTTTTCAAACCTAGAAACGCTCCTAGCCCTCTTCGAGGGTAACTATACTGGTATAGGGTCTAGGAACGCTCCTAGGGCTGTAAAACACTGCGAGACGCTTACTTGTAGATTCCCCGCCCTTCTTCGTCGTAACCCACGAACACCGGGGCGCGGTAAGTCTCTTCTTTTTTTGCTTGGGAAGAGGTGTTGCTTGCGTCCCTACGTTCCCAAGTTCGGACAGCAGCTTTCCAGTCCTTCATGGGTTGCTTGCCTACTTTCCAGCCTACGCTTTCGTAGTAGTCAATGAACTTGGAAGCGTCGATACCATTTTGCCGCTCTCGGCAATATGCTTCGACCTCTTCCAGCTTGGGAGGAGTAAATCTCTTTCGCTCTCGCTTGGGAGTGGGTTCCCCCTCTGGGGGACTATATAAGGGGGTGTTAGTATCAGGTTTATTATCAGGTATAGGTTGGGCATTTTCGCCCCATGTGATTGGGCATTTTCGCCCAATCGAATATCCAAAATCGGACACCGAATACCAGAGGGTACGGTCGTAAGGACTTTTGTTGAAGTTGCCCGTTTCAATCATTCCGTATGCCTTGAGCCTCTCCAAACCGCGCCTTACTTGCTGGTCTGTCATGTAAGGAAACAACTCAGCAAACGCTTTTCTGCTGTTGTAAACCCACGCTTTTCCATCGTGGATGTTGTCGCCGTTTGCACGGTTCTTCTCCACCCAGAAGAAGATGTTGTCAAACAAGATAGCGGCGTGTACGCCGACCTTCGCAGCAACAGCAACGTCAAAGTGGTGCATCATAGGCCCACCCCCTTAGAAGGGCAACGGTTCCTTGTCCTGCGTCATATCCTGGAAGGGGTTAGCGCTGGTGAAGGGGTCAGCGGCGGGAGCGGGGGAAGCGTAGGAAGGGGCAGGAGCAGGGGCAGAACCGCTGAGGAGCTTCTTCTTCGGCACCTTGAAGTTGCCGGTCTGGATATCCTGGATACTGGCAGAGTTCACAGCCTTGAGGCGGGTGCCGATGGTACCATCCTTCTTCTGGTACTCTTCCTCACCCAGAACCACGCCGAAATATCTGCCGCGCAGGCCCTGCACGTTGTCCTCGGTGAATACATATCCACGGTTGGATTCCTCGACAGCCTTCTTGAAGTGCTTGAAGAAACCGAGCGCAGCCTCCTTGTAAGAAGCGAAATAGGGGGTAGGCCAGAACCCGGCACGGGCGTAGGTCTTGCCGTTCTCACCCTTCCACTCACCGGACGCAAACTCCCACTCGATGAGCAGATACTCCTTGCTCTCCACGTCCTCCACGGCAGTGATCTGCGCGATGTAGCCGCCGGGTTCGGGGTTGGAGAAGCCGGTGCTTTCCTGTACGTTATCCCAGTTGATCTTTCTCATGTTCTTCAGTCTCCTTTTCGATTTCCAGGGGACAATCATCCCCTACATAGTGTTCTGGATAGGCAACGATCTTCTTGTTCAAGCCACAAGAGCGATAGTTGCGCTGATAAAAGGGGCACTGGTAGCAGCTGAGGGATACATTCCCCCGGAAGTCTACCGGGAACCCCACTCTCACGGTGGCGGTGGCAAAGACATACCGCGCCACACCGCTGTCAGGCCTGCCCATTGGGGGCCTCCTGTGCGGGTTCCGGGGTGATGCCCCAGTATTCCCGAATAGCTGTGTCCACCGCTTTCAGGTCGTTCTCGATCTCAAGAGGGAAGAGATCTTCAGGCGACTTGCAGATGTCTCCGCCGTCTGAGTTTGTGCGGAAGTAGTGGTGTTCCTTGTCCGCGATGCAGTGCAGGCAGATGGTAACCATGCCCTCGATGCAGACTTTCTCGTCCAGGAGCTTGCCGATGGTGCGGAGCTTGGTGTTTCCATAGTCGTCGGCCTGCTCGTGCATGATGATGTACACGATCTTGTTGGCTGGCAGGCTGTATTGAATGAACGACATGAGCTGCCAGAACTCATCTGCAATGGCGTTGAATAGGTCGAAGGTATTGCCGCCGCCCTTGGGGCCACTGTGTCCACGCATGAAGTGGTTGGTGAGCAGGTAGCCTGCATCGTCGATCACTGCGGTATCGACCGGCATGTTCGCCAGCCAGTTCTTGATATCGGCGTAGCTGTCCGAGATGAGCGTCCACTTGAACTTGCCCCGGAAGGGGAGCGGCTTGCCGATGGGGTTGATCAAAACCAGTTCATCGGGAGCGAAGTTCTTGAGGGAGCGGCTCTTGCCGGAACCAGACTTGCCGTACAAAAGAACGGGAATCCCCATACTTAACCCTCCCCTCTGATGCGGCTATCGATCCACTCGTCAAACTCCTGCTGACGGTAGTCCAGATAGGCCATGACCTCTGCCTCATAAAGCTTCTGGCAGAAATCCACGAAGTCGCTGGGTTCGTCCATGATGAAGTCATGGATGATCTCGCGGGTGATCTCTACGGTTTTCTTCACTTCTTCAACATCCTTTCCAAAAAGTTTGCGCAGACCGGACAGACATACACGTCCGGGCCTGGTTCGATGGCGCTCACGTTCCAGTGCTTGGAACACCGGATACAGCGCCGATAGACTGGATGGTCGTGGGTCATCACAGCACCCGCAGGGGAATCCCCGCTTTAGCCATAACGGCGTTGAGCTTGTGCTGCTTGGCTTCCTTGGCACGACGGGCTTTGACGTTCTCCTCCATGCGGGGGGCTATGGCTCTGAGCAGAGCGTCCAGGTCGTGCTTGGCTTTGATAGCCTGTACTGCGTTCATTTCAGCATCTCCTTTGGTTCTAACTTGGCAGCTTCCACGCGGTAGGTCCGGGTTTTGCCGCCTCTGATTTTTCGTGTGATGATCTGGCCCAGTAAGGTCTTCTGGTCAGATTTGTACTCTGTCCGCCGGTGATCCTCCCAGCAGACGTGTCCGTCGTCGTTCAGACGGACGTGTCGGATTCGATAGATCATAGCTTACCCTCCCGACGGCGGATGTAGTTGGACACGCGCCCGGTAGCCTTGCGCCAGTCCAGGATGGACTGTTTCCGGCAGTGGAGCTTGTTGGCTATGGCGGTGTCGGAATCGCCCAGCTCGTAGAACTGAGCGGCTTTCTCCACGTCGAAGTCCCAGGCCTTGCTTGTCTTGGCAATCTGCTTCTGTGTGTCGGTAAGAATGAACTTACCAGACTTAGCTCTTCCCACGCTCTTCTTGCTGCATCCGCCGCCTGGGTTCATAGGGACGCCGCGCCGGTGGCCCTCCACCAGAATGTAAATGCAGTCTCCGTAGTAGTCGTGATACCGGCATCCCTCACAGCCCTTGGTGTGTTTGCGGTCGGTACCTGCGACAGCGTTCCAGCGGATCGCGTTCACGTCCCAGCGCTGATTTCGCCCAGGTTTTCGGGTGGTGTGTCCGGAATCGCTCATAGGCTCACCAACTTTCTGGCAAGTACGTGGGCGGTGATGCCGCCTTTTCCAACGGCGAGATATTTCTCACACCAGTTTCTACTTTTGCCGGTGTAGATTTGGACTTCCTCTTTTGTCAAGATTCTGTTCCCGTTGCTGAAGGACAGAATGTCTTCCAGCTGGTCACGGAAGCCGGGTAACTCTCTGGGCATTTTGGCCCTCCTTTCTTGCATGTCGGCCCTGAACCTGGTATAGTGGGTCCAGGAAGGGGGTGGATAGGGATGAAGAAGATGTTTGCCGGAAGTGCGCTTGTTTTCAGCACGATTGGTACCATTGCTTATATTGCAAGCCACATCTCGGCGGCGGTGATCGCGTTCCAGAATTTCAAGCTGTGGGTCGCCCTGGTGATGCTGTTCGTTCCGCTTCTCGGAGACGGAATGGCTATCTTCGCTTTTATCAAACTGCACACCTGGTGGCCGTTCATTCTGTACGCGGCTTGCCTGATTTGTTGGGGCATCGGAAGTGCCCTTGCAAATAAGGCAGACAATTAAACACCTGCTGAGAAGCCGCCTGGGGAAACCTGGGCGGTTTCTCGTTTACATCCCCTGACACAGCAGACGGAACGTCTCGCGGCCTTTGGGCGTAACCATGACCTGAGTGCCGGCCCAGCTCGTTTTGTCGTTGAAGCACTCCTTCATCTCGAAGAGGCCGTCCCCTCTGCCAGCAGTGGGGGTCAGCTTGCCGCTCTTGCTCCGGTGCAGGTACTTCTTGTTCAGCAGGAAATCTACAAAGACTTTCTGCTTGATACCCAGCTCCTTCGCCGTCTCGCGGATGCCGGTGAGCAGGTTGCGGTCAACCAGCTCGTCGAAGTAGGCGGCCTTTGGCTGTGCGGCGGCAACCTCGACCTGCAAGGCGGAGATTCGCGCATCACGGTCCGCAATGGTCTTCTGCGCCATGAGAAGGGCCTTTGCCATGAGTTCCTCTGGGGACATGGTCTCCTGACCTGCGATGTAGCCGCCGTTCTTGCGGATGGCCGGAAGGACCTCGGCAGTCACCCAGCGCTTGAACTTCTTAGCCGTCGGCAGCTTGCTCGACAGGATCAGGCTGTACAGGCCGCTTTCGTTGATGATGTACATCTCACGGCTTTGACCTGACACGGTGAAACACCGGGTCAGCTTATCTTCTCCGTCAACGTGTCGCCTCAAGGCATCAGAGGTGTCACTGTAGCCAAGAGCGGTCGCCACGTCTTTTCCAACGAACCAAGGCTCGTTGTCTACCTCTGTGGTGCGAATCAGTCCAAACTCAGGACTGTTAAAGGTTTGCAGGTCTGTCATAAGTTCTCCTTTCGTTCCGTAGAATCCACTAAAGTGGAATCACAAGGTACAAAAATATCGTGGATGGGGATGCCGGTTTCTTGTGAGATTTTGCAGAGCTGGCCCACAGTGATAAGCGACAAGTCTTTCTCTAGCTTGGAGTAGGTTCCTCTATTAACTCCAAGGACTTTCGCCATATACGCCTGGGTCAGACCCGCGTGGTTTCTGGCCTGTTTTACGGTGAATTGCAAGGTTGCTCACCTCCTTTGCTGTGTCTAGTATAACTCCACCAAAGTAGAATGTCAAGTACAAAATGAAGAAAAAGAAGATTTTTTTGTTGAAAAGTAGAATCAATAGTGGTATAGTATGGGTGAGGTGAAAAACCAATGAAAATAGCAGAGAAGATCATTCGCTTACGAAGCGAATATGATCTAACACAAGAAGAACTTGGAAAGATAGCTGGGGCATCGAACAAAGCTGTCTCCACATGGGAGAAAGGAGAGAAAACACCGAGGATAAAGTACATACAAGCAATCTGTTCTCATTTTGGAATCGACATCCACGACTTCATAGACGAAGAAACGGACGTGTACAAAAGAAATTCCCCCGTGCCCGAAAAGAGCACGAGGGAGTGGCTGGAAGATTTACTTGTAGAACGGGGGTGGATACGGCGGGGAGAGGATATCACTCCCGCCCAGGCTAAATTTCTGATCGGCATGGCTACCATGATGGATGCGTTTTGGGATAGCCAGAGCGAGAAGTGAACGCACCTCTCGCGGGTTGTTGGTGGCATCTAAATGCCGCGCGACTAGATCAAGGTTCATTGGTTCCCTCCATTTCTGCTTCCATTATATGCGGCTTCCTTCCTGGCTGCTGTGATGCAGTCACCAGGGACAGGATACCACGCAGGAACAACAGAAAAGGTAGAAACTGGGAGCTGATAGACAAAATGGAAGAACCGTCCAGGAGTTGACGCAGGCCTGGACGGTTCTATGGGGGTTGTATCTGGTATGGATACCCTCACACTATAACACATGTGGAGGTAAATTGCAATGATTAAGAGGAAAGACGGACGGTGGCAGGAGCAGGTGAAGCTGCCTGGGATGGACAAACCAAAGTATTTCTATGGCAAAACACAGAAGGAAGTACGGCGGAAGATGGCGGAATGGAGCCAGGCGGAAGAGGAAGCGAAAACCAAAGCTGTGCTGTTTGAGACGGTGGCGGACGAGTGGCTTAAATTTAAGATCGAGGTGGATAAAGTCGGCTGGAACACGGAGCACGGGTACATGCCCTCTCTGCGCGAAGCGAAGGACTGGTTTTCTGGGCGGAACATTGGCGATATCTACGCAGATGAAATCATGGATTTTTTGAAGAGTGTAGCGGCGAAGGGGTTGGGGTTTAGCGC